GCAGTGGTAGCACTAGCAGCGGAAGCCGTCTCAGAGGCTCCTGAGGCTGTCTCAGAGGCACTGGCTGCTGTAGCACTTGTAGCAGCACCTGTAGCACTGGTGACTGCATTAGTCTCTGAGGTTGCTGCGGCAGTGGCTGAGTTCTCTGCTGCTGTTGCATAGGCTGCAACACCTGTGGCGCTATTAGCCGCATCAGTTGCAGAAGTAGCCGCCTGAGTTGCTTTAGTTGCAGCAGTGGTTGCAGAGTTAGCTGCCTCTACAGCACTAGCGGCTGCATCACTTGCTTTCGTAGTAGCTATGTTAGCTTGGGCTGTAACAATGGATATGGTAGCGTCCGTATTGGAATCGCCTGCACCACCGTCACCTCTAAATATAGCCATTGTAGCTCCTACGAAAACAAGAGAGAGAAAAAGAAAAGGGAAAGGGGACTCCGAAGAATCCCCTTAGTTGTACTAGCTTACACAACAGCCAGTACGAATCCTGCTTCAGGACGCATTACTTGACAACCGTAAAGCGTATCAGCAGTGTATAGAGTACCTAGGAACTCCTGCTTGTACTGAGTCTGAGAGCGTACAGCCTGCTGCTCTGCAAGAACATTGGTGTCCTTGTGGATCAGCTGAGCGCCACGAACGCCTGACTCAAGAGTAGGTACGTTAGTAGAAACAAATACGTCTACGCCGTACAGGTTACCAATCTTGCCAGTCTCTACGCCTTTGCCGTTAACAAAGTCAGTAGAGGTGTAGCGATCAATACCCATGATAGCGTTACGCAGTGAAGGAGGAACAACGAAGCTACGACCGTCCATAGGAACGTCAGCGTCATCCATCTTCTGGATCAGACCACGGAAAGAAGCATCAGTGAAAGCACCGATGTCAGCAGTACCGTCAGCATCGTAGGCTTCCAGCGCACCAGAAGTAGTGTTGATCTGGTAAGAACCGCTGTGAACCCAAGAAGAGCCATCGCCGTCACCGAAAGACTTACCCAGAGTAAACAGGTCGTCATCAACCTGCTTGGCCAGACCATAACCAGCGTCGCCAGTGTAGAACTGACGCAGAGAAGCCAGAGCCTGTACTTCGGTAATGTCTTCAATCAGACGAGAGAACTCAAAGTGCTTGTTAATGTTGATCAGAACTTCAGATTCTACGTTGTTCTGGATGGTTACTGCAACGCCTTCAGCTTTAGCGTGAGCTGTGCCACGAGTAGGCTTAGGTACGTGGATGGTGTCACCCTTCTTACCAGTCATGCTCATCTTCTTGACGAGGTTAGCCAGTACGAGGTTGCTCTTGTATGCAGCAATTACTTCGTCACTCCAGATTTCTGGGATAAACTTAGCTGCGCTAGTGTTGTCTACTGCTCCGCCCATTGCGGGATATACTGATGTAGCCATGATAATACTTCCTTAAAGAGATTTAGTTTCGGACTCTCCCTTCTTGGTATGCTTGCATGATCTCGTCAGACAAAGACAAATACCTTTCAGGGTCGGTCTGCATTAGTTTAATAATGTCTGAGCGTCTATAAACTTTACGACTTGCTGCTTCACCACTACCTTTAGCATTACCTGCTGAGGCGTTCTTAACTGCGGTTTTGCGACTAGCCTTCTCATTAGCTACAGTCTGTCCTACTACCTGTTGACGTTCCTTCCACAAAGTGAAGAGTTCATCAGCAGCTTCGTAGTCATACTGCGTGTCTGCCTGTGCAAAGAGCTGTGTACGAATCTTTGATCCCTTAATCCACTCAACAAACTTACCATCTTGTAGAATCTCTTGCATGTCAGGGTGACGTTGTTGCAAGTGAGACTGCGCTGTTTGCTGCTTGTACTGCTGAGTTTGTGCTTCAGCAGCTTTGATTGAAGGATGATTCTTAATTGCTCTTTCGACTGCCTTGTCGGGATCAGAGAAAAAGTCTATATCTTCTTCAGGTTCTTGGGTTGCTGGGGTGTTGGTGTCGAGTTGTGTCTGTATGTAGTTGTCTACTACTGACCGAAGTTCCCCTACTTCACTGCTCTGGCGGCCTAGTAACTTCTCAGCCTCCTGGTGCATCCGTACAATTTCAGCTGTGGTCTTTCCTTGGTACTTCTCAGGGATTTCTTCTTCTTGAGGAGTCTCCTCTACTTCAGGTTCCTCTTGAATTTGATTTACTTCTTCTTCAGTTTCAACGTCTTCTGGACGCTCGTCTATTAGTGTTGCCATTATTAAACTCCGTGAGTATTCTCATTATGGAGGTGTATTATGCAGGGCTTCGGTTAGGAGTTGGCCTTGCGCTCTTGCTGTAGTTTCTGTGCCCTGTTCTTTTCCCATTGTCTGGTAGCACCCATAAAATCACCAGAGATAGGGTCTAACTTACAACGCACAGCACTTACAATTCTTCTTGCAATCTTATTGCAGTCTAAGCAGGGGATGTGGGTACACTCTGAATCTGTAAAGCGTTCATTTGTGTGTCCATCCTCGCAGCGATACTCATATATAGCTCTCATTAGGCAGCTTCTTCTGAGTCTTCTTCCTTCATTGCTTCTTCTTCGGCTGCATCGATTTGAGCTTCTAAGTTCAGCAGGTTAGCTATGACAGCTAGTTGGCCTTTACGGAAGTATAGGTCTTCATTGTCTTTTGCAGCTTCTACTGAGTTTATTACCATTGCGTTAGAGTTAAGGTCTTCCATTAGCTGCTTCCAGCCAGGTGTTCCAAACATATCTCTAATGTTACGGTAATACAGCTCAAGTTCTTTATCAATCATACTGTTTCTCCTATTAGGACAGCGTTGTTTATATTAGTCTTACACAGTTATTATAACATAAAAGCATAAGAAAGTCAAGCATTATTTCTTCTTTTTACTTGACTTCTGCTCAGTTTTGTTGTATATAGCGTCCCAGTTGGCTGCAAACTTCTTCTGGTCTGTCTTGCGCTGGGCACTTCCTTTGCCGCCGTGTGTCTGGCCCTTCATCGTTTCTTGCCCTTATGTAGGCCATGCTTGGCGTGTTGCTTGCCTTTAGCGGTTGCTTCCTTCTTCTTCCTGTTAGCAGCGGCTAGTTTCTTCTTACCTGCTGCTGTGGACTTCAGCTTACTAATTGTCTTAGAAGGTGCGTAGACCTCTCCAGTCTTGCCGCTAGGCTTACCAGAGGGTGTACGCCACTTCTGATTTGTCCACCTTTTTAAAGACTTCTGTGATTCCGTTAGCGCCATGACTTCCTCGCTTTCATTTTAGCCTTATCTGACAAAGCACCATAGTGGAATAGCTTTTCACTGGTTTTGCCGTGAGACCTGCCTGAGTGTAAAGAACCATCAGGCATTTTGTGCATACCTCCTTTGTGGACAGTGCCGTCTTTCTTGTAGTGGTTTACACCTTTCATTTGTAGCCTCCACCTGCTGCTTTGTATTGTTTAGCTAACATCTGAGCTTTCCTAGCAGACCATTGACCAGCCTTACCACCTTTAGTACCTGCTTTAATCTCGTTAAACAATCTCTTACGCATGGTGGGCTTAGTGTAGTTCCCTGCTTTGTTTACTGTAGAGTTTCTAATGGCCACGTTACTTACCTCTTTTAACTGGCTTCTTCTTAGGCTTTGGCGCTGTTTTTTTCTTTGGTGGACGACCTACTTGACTACCGTATGTACCTTTACCGTATGGCATATCACTTTCTCCTAGATTTAGCGCCAGAACATTTCCAACGCTTTCTTGATAAGTTATTAGGTGTGTTAGGGTCGTTCTGCTTTTCTTTAGGTAACCTCTTCTTAATACCTAAACTCCTAGCGCAGTAGCTATCACCTTTAGAAGTGCCTGGTTTTACTCTAGGGCCGCCACCCTTAGCCTTACCAGCCTGACCATAGCTTACTTTCTTGCCGCTAGAAGTTACTTTAACCTTAGCTTTACCTTTAGCAGGTGCTCTACCCTTTCTGTGGCTTTGTGTTACTTTTGCCTTTGCCATTCTTAGCTCCTGTTTCCGCTATTTGTTTCTCAAGTTGTGCAATCTTCTTAAATAGTTCCTCAAACTGTACATTTACTTGAGCTACTACGTGTTCTAAGTCTCTACTGCTGACCATTAGGTATCATTCCTTGTGCTGGTGGTTGAGGTGCTGCTGGCTCAGGCTGTGGAGCTGCCTGTCTAGCAACATTTTCCTCTTTCACGGCTACTTCACGCTCTTTTAGTAGCTGTTTAGAGATTTCTAAGCGTCTCTGAAACTCTTTATCGTCTGCATCACCCTTATCTAGGTTAGTTGTAACAGCTTTGATGCGGTCAATCTCCAGTTCCTGCGGTATAGCCTGTGCTTCAATGGCAATCTTCTGCGCTCTGGCTTGCGATTCAGCGGCTTGGCCGTTAAGTGCAGCAGTTTGTGACGCCTGGAAGGCCATCTGACCCTGTTGAGCCATCTGTTGAGCCTGTTGAGCTTCTGGGTTAGGCTGGTTAGCCTGCTCAAGAGTAGCAATAAGCTCTTCACGGTTAGACAGGTTCATGTTGTCGATGATAGACATAACCAACTTAGGATACATTGGCGTGTCTGGTGACATAGTTTGTAGCAACTGTACAAGCTGTGTTACTTCATACTCACGAGCAATGATGCCTAGAGAGCTAGAGGTGTGGAACTTGTAGTCAGCTACTGGATACAGCTCAGGTTCAAACTGCATGTAGCGCCAAGCAGTCTTCTGTACGAAGGGAATCAGGAAGGCTTCTTGGAAGTTGATCAAGGTACGCTTGTGACGCTTGATGATAGCGCCTAGTGACATAGAGACACCAGCAGCGGTAGACTCTCCGTTGATAGAGCCTGCAATACCAGCGCTGTCAATAGCGCCTGTGGCTGTCTGTACCATAGTCTGTAGTGACTGAGCCTGTGCAAAGGTAATCTGACTGACGTTACCGAAGTTAAATGGCTGTAACACCTCAGCAGGGTTGCCGTTGGTTAGGATGGTCTTACCTGGCTGTATGCTTGGTTTAGCACCACGAGGCATACGGGAGGCATCCATAGCCATCATTGGGTGGATAGTCAGTGCAAGAGCATCGATTCTAGCGCGTAGTTCTGCGTCTAACGCCTTTTGTGAGTTGTAGCCTTTCTCACATACTCCTCGACCCCAGAAGCGGCTAGGAACGACATCCCAAGGGAATGCAACGACAGGACGATCTTCCATCATGTAGGGGTTCTTGGAAGCCTTCAGCAGTACACCACCGTTAGCAATAACAACAACAGCCTCTACATAGTAGGAATCATCTTCGTCTTCAAAGGTAACAACCTCTTCTTCAGAGTCCTTCTCTTCCATTGCCTTGTCTAACAGGTGGCGAGGAACAAGTCCGTAGTATTTAGTCAGGCGTATTTTGTCTTCATCAAAGCGTGTCAAGTCCTGATCAGGCTCAATGTTGAAGTCAGGAGAGGCAAGCTGTATGTCTACGTTGCGATACACACCACTCTCTTGTAGCTGCTCTACTGAGTGAGCTGACACAAACTCATCTACTGCACAACCAAGGGCAGAGTCAATGTCTGTAGCTACTGGGTCAATCAGGAAGTTCTGTGGCATTACAGGGCGCAGCTTAACGCATGTACGATCCTGTATGTTAACACCTACCGCTGTAAGCTCACCACCCATCACAGGCTGTGTAGCAGGCTTCATCTCTTTTTCTTCTTCAAGAACAATCTCAGCAATACCTGTACCGAACACAGCAGCGTTAATCAGACACTCTGCTACACCCTTACGTACCTTGTTCTTTTTAAAGTCTTGCTCTAGCGCGTTACGCAGCAAAGCAATGTCTCTGTTGTCTTGATCGTAGACATCATCTTCAATGTCAAACCACTTACCACGACCAAAGGTAGCTTCCTCTAGTTCTGCTACAGATGACTCAACAGCCTGCTGTAGCGCAGGAGAGATAATCTTAGAACGCTCTGTGTCGCGTGTACGATCCTGTGCAGACCACTGGCCACGCCACAGGCGGTAGTATTCGTCAAACTTCTCTGAGTAGTTAGCCTCAAAGTGGTCACGCCAGTCATCACATTTATCAATTACCCAGTCTTCTAGGTACTGCTCTGTAGCAAAGTTCTCGTTGCCTTCTAGTTCCATAATTAGTAGCCTGCGTATTTATCTAAAAATTCGTAGTCCTCTTCCTCGTAGTCAAATGCATAAGAAACCTTAGCTAACTGGTCTATGTACGCAAGAGCATCTATCAAGTCATCGTGGACTAATTGATTAGGAAACTGGAACAACTCGTCTAGGAACTGAGCATTCCACTTGCCTTTGTTTAATACTAAGTTGCCGTGTTCTAAACGGCCTTGTAGTGCCCACACGATCCTGTCTGTCTTCTTCTTGTTGCCGTGTGTTAACTCTTCTATTCTAAAGAAACGTTGGTTCTTCTTCATTATATCGTTCAGGTAGGGAGCTACAGCGTTCTTTAACGCACCCTTCTCAATACCTACTGCGACTGGTTGGTAGTCTCTGACTGCTTCAAAGATTC